TGAGACTGCCATAGCTTTTCGTATTCCTCTATTGATATATTGTATTTTCTCATAAGGTGTCTATTCATCCTTTGCCTTAGTTCTATTTCTCTCTTCGGTCCGTTGCGTCTTGTTGCCGTTATCTCTCGCCAACATACATTGCACCAAGATTGGTATCCATCTTGAGTTGTTCTATTCTTCCAGAACTCAGTTATTGGTTTAGTGTTTTTGCATTTTGTACAGTATTTATTCATGTCTATATATTACCACCAAACACAGTTAATTACCAGTATCTATTATTGATCCAAAACTCGTAAGCTTTAAGCCAGCTACCATATCTTTCTATAGCGTAAGTTTCAAAAAAGGCGTTTTGACATTGATAGTCTGTTTTCCAGTCTGGGCATACGCTTGACAATTTCTCGCAAGGATTACTCTGACCTAGCCCACAAGCACCTGAGCTAGGATTAACCGCATCTAATCGCATTGAACTCTCTTTCATATAGATAAAGTTTCGTGCTTTAGTTTCGGTTGGTGATTGCTTTTCGGCTTGTTCTAAGCTCGTCTGTGCGACTTTAATTGTCTGAGTAGTATTAACTACTGGTTTAGCCTTTAACTCGCTAGAAGGTTCGGCTACGACCTTCTGCGTTATTTTAACTCTGACATTAAGTCTTTAATTTCTTTTACTCGCTTAATTACAACTTGGTCTGTTTCACTTGCTTCTTGTTTGCCAGCTTCTAGACCTTGATTATAGCCTTGCTCGTAGCTGATTGCTCGTAATTGGTATATTCCAAATACTACTAATACAATCGTTCCTGCTATAACGTAGTGCTTAGCGATACTCCAAAATCTCTTTCTGTTCTCTTTTTNNAATTGCTTGCTTTTCGGCTTTCACTTTCGCCTTGGCTTCTTTTATTATGTTACTCATATTTACTCCTTATAAATTACTTAACACGTCGCTTGAATAGCTATCGTGCATATTTATTTTATATTCTTTGATTATATCGCCTACCGCTATTGGGCAGATGTCCGCTAAATCTAGACCTTCTTCCACTGGGTAGATGATAACCTTATTGTCTTGTTTATATAAACCGAAACTTTGGCTATCTATTGTTGAGAATGAGTTACCCTCACTGTCGCTTGATAGATAAACTTCTGTATCAAAGTCAAACTGTTCCAAATAATGGACCAGTTCACCGATTGTTAAAGTTTCCATTTATACCCCTAACCATCTTTTAATTATGAATGGTTGTCCGTTTAGTTTTGTTTTTATTGTTATTGTCATAAGATTGTTCCTTCCTTTTTTTATCTTATACAAAGCATTATAGCATAAGCTATATTAAAAATCAATACCTATTTTATAATTTCATATTCATAGTTAGGGTGGTCAGGTAGCCAAACAAGGTCTAATATCTTCTTTTTAACTTTAAATGTGCTAGTTTCAATACCCTTGGCTTCTATCAAAAGATAACTTCCGTCAGGTCTTTCGCATCTAAAATCGCATATATAATTAAAAATATCTACCTTTATTCCGTCAGGTAGATATACATATAATCTAATTTTGTATTGTGGGATTATATCAACGAATTCACCAGCTTTTTTTCTTAAATCTAATTGACAGGCGACAGTAGCTTCTAGTTTGCTATCGTATCGCCTGCCATTATAGACAGTCTTTTTGGCGTTATATTTATTGCCATATCTGACTGTATAAACCATACTTTTCCTTAAGACAAATTTTCATATATTATTAAAATGGTATATTCTTTAGTTCTATTTTATCATCTTCATCTTTGTCTTTTTTCTCGTATGGCTTGTTAATAAATAACTTACCACCCCATTCAGTTCCAACAGGAATACTATCTAGGTTTATAACAATTTTGCTTCCGTGTTCGCTAACCCAAGCAGTTCCAACAGTTGCATAGACATTTTTATCTTCACCTGTATCTTTATCTTTGTAGGTTCTAATTTTGGCTCTGACATCTCTTTTTTCGTCTGTCATTTTATTTCCTTTAATACTTTTATTAAGTTATTAACCTTATCTAATGCGTCTCTTTCATAAGCTTCTTGTCTGTCTATGAAATCAATTATATGCTCACGTTTTACAATTATAACGTAGTGCATAATATTATCTAATACAACTCTATCATCATAGAGTGTAAAGTATACAGTTTGTAGGTCTGGATTGATTACAAAATACTGGATTACTTGGTCTCTAAAATCTGATGTTTCAATTTTTAAACTATCAATCGGATTATATTGTGGCAGTTGCTTGGCAATGTAGTCTTGTAAGATTATCTGAATATGATTTTTAGTATCTAAACATTTAGCTTCAGCGGCGTAAGTCGGTTTATCACCAACTTGTGCGGCATCGGGACTAACACCTAAATTACCGTCATCACTAAGCCATATTCCACAATCTAAGTCTAAATCTAATTTATATTTATCTTGCGTTAATAATAATGCTTCATTTTCTAATCTAAGACCACGTTCTCTTTCAGGTTCACCGTCTTTTTCAACAGCAATTTTTTCAGCTATTAGTTCATAAATACCAGTTGGTAGTTTTTGACTTCTTACTGGCGGTTTAACTTTTTTAGCTTTAGTGCCTGTTATAATACCTTTACGAATATCTAGCCAAGCTTCTCTGTCATTTGATTGACTTAATCTAATTATTTTCATTTAATTTTGCCTTTAATTTAGCTTTTGCATCTTCTATCTTATAACTCGGCGTAAATGCGATTGTGTCTTTTCGGTTTAAATCACGACCAAAGATTTTACCGATATGCTCAACTGCGTCTTTAATGGCGTAACTTTTAGCACTTGGCAGAGCTAACATTATAGCGTTAGATTTAATTGCCCCTAAATCGGATGCATTTTTACCTTTATCTACTTGGATTGCCATAGCACCTGTGCCGTCTTGGTGTTCCATTTCACCTGTAATAGGATGTTTGTAATAAACTCTCACATTAACGTAAACTGAGTTTAATAACTGACCGCTAGAAAGTATTTCAACGTGCCAGATTTGAAATATCTTGTCTAACATCATTTCAATTTTGTCTATTGGTATATACTTTACACCTTTAGCGTAAGGATGTTCTTTAACCCATTGTCTTGGTGGCTCTTGGTCTATAAACTCTAAGAATGAGTCCATAGCTTCAAACTTTTTAAGCTCCCCGCTATCTATTATTTTTGCTAATTCTTTTGTCATATTGGTTCCTTCCTTTTAACTGTAATTCCATTATAGCATATTGCTAATGAAAAGTTAATAGTTAAAATATGATATAATATAAATACCAGCAGGTCGAATTCTCTAAGAGTTCCTTCCTACCTGCTGGTTTTTTGTTTCTTTCATTAGTTCTTGTTTTAATAGCCACCCGAATAATTGCTTCGGTTTACGACCTTGCCTGGCCATTGAGCATATAATACCAAACTTTGTTTCACCTAGTTCTTTATAAGCTTTACAATACCAAGCTGTCATATCATTTGGGTATTCTAGACTAAGTAAATCTCTACCTAGTTCTAACACTCTAACTCTAACTTCTAATGTAGTTAATTGTTTTCGTATCTTTTTCTGCTCATTTACTATAGATGTGATTGATTCCATTTTACCCTCAATTTTCCTATTGACTTATATTTTTTTTGGTGTATTTTAACTAGTTAACTAGTTACTAATTACTATTTACTAATTACTAGTTACTAGTTAAGCAAGGTTGTTAATTTTTAATATTAGTTAATACACCTAGTTATTTATTTTAACTAGTTTCTTAGTCTGCAGACTTGTATTATTATGAATATTTGATATACTAATAGTATATTCAGTAGTCGCCCACCTTTTCGTGAGGTGGGTTTTACTTATTCATATTACCTAACAACTATTTATTCAGTAGTCATTAGTGATAATTATTATATAGCATCGTTTTAATTAAATCAACTAAAAAATACTGCCCCTATGCAGAGCAGTATCTAAACCAGTTAAGTTTATAGTTATTAGCAATAACAGAGCTTGAATATAACCTGGTTTTAATGAGTTATGTGCGACAACAGCTTCGTGGAGTGGCTACTGTTGTTATGTATATTATAACTCATTAGCCATAAGCTGTTCAATACTAACGTCTTCAGAGTCTTCTTCTAGTTGAATTGACTCGTCTACATAGATGCGTTGGTGAAGTTCAAAGGCAACCATACTTAAATTGCGTTTTATAATGCTTAATCGTGGCTCTGAGTGCGGTATAGTCAAAGACTCTTGTAATGTATTGTATTCGTCTACAACTCGCTGTGCGTGCCATTCTGTGAGGTCGTGATATTTTTCCATTAGTCTAATCCTTTGAAGAACTTACCTATTATTA